GTCGGCAAAGTTGGTGGCAAAGGTGGCGAGAGCCTCTATGGAGTCGGTGGCAGTGGCAGTATCTACAACTTCACAGGCGAAGAAGTTCCCCGCCGCCGCAGCGAACGGTGCTTGAGCAAATGCCGCCGCTCCAAAGATCATTGCACAGTTTCAGCTATGGGTTCTTCTTTGGGCACTTGGGGGTCGGCCTGCTCTTTGATGAGCAACATCAGCGCCATTGCATTGGTCTTGGCTGGGAGTTCCCCCAAAGCCCCAAGGATCATGTTTACAGCGTCAATTGGCAGTTCCAGTTTTATCATGCTGACTCCAGTGCAGTGATACGGGCGGTGAGTTGGGTGATGAGGGCTTGTTGTTCTTGGATGGCGGCGGTCAAAGTGGCGACCAAGAAGCTGGTATCGATGCCTTGCGGATTAATTGAACCATCTTCATTTACTGCGTCTTTTTCCCCAGATACTGCATCAGGAATAACTGCTTGAAGTTCATGTGCAATAAAACCTTGACCATCCGAACCATCAGCCTTCCATTTGTAAGTGACAGGATTAAGTTGCTCAATAACAGACAAAGCACCAACCATTGGCTGAATGTCTTCTTTCAGGCGGTAGTCTGAAGATGTGACGTATGAAGTCGCGCTTCCTGTTGTTGAAATTGTGCCAATCTGAGTTCCACCAGAGTTTAGAAACTGAACTGGCACACCATTTGTAGTAGATTGTTGGTAACGCATACCATAACCGATAGCATCACCAAATCCTGTTGCAGCAAAACACCCACCACCTATTGTTGCAACTCCATTTGAGGTAACCTTCCCGCCTAATGAGTTGGTTGTAGTCCCCACCAGCAAGTTACCGCTGGAGTCGATACGGGCACGTTCTGTTACTGAAGGTGTACCGCTTCTAAAGATAATGTTTCCACTACCATTTAAGTTGAAATACCCGTCATTGGCATTTGATTGAACTTGAAAATTAGACGCTGAGTTGGTTACTGTTACGGTGCAGTTTGTAGAAGTATCAGCAACATTAAGTTTGCTTGCAGGACTTGTAGTACCAACACCCAAATTCCCGCTTGCATCAAGGGTCATTGCTTGGGTGAAGGTGATGGCGTTACCTGCTGTGCCAGAGGGGGCATTACGCCATACATGAGTACCTGCAGATTGGTAGTAATTTGAAACAGGTGCGGTAGTGCTGTAAATCCAATTTGTCCCGTTATAAAAACCATTCTGTGTAATCTGCAATGTTGGGTCATTTGAACTGCCAATACTTGCCGCATTTGCAAATTGCAAAACTTTAAATGATGTACCCCAAGCACTAGGCGTAACACCCAGCCCAAAGTTACCAGCACTATCAAACCTTGCCACTTCCGCACCGCCTTCAGCAAAGGCAATGGTGTCAGCCGCAGGGAAGAAGATGCCTGTGTTTGCGTCCGTTCCCCTGATAGCAGGGGTTGCGGCAGAACCGTCAACATCCGACAGCCCGTCTGTTCCACTTAAGATCAGTGACATGGTTATGCTCCAGCTTGTTGTGCGGCCACTTGTGCTTGATAAGCCGCAATGACTTCAGCAGTCCAAGCCACATTGCAGATTGCAACGACATTGGCAGGGATGCCCGTCAAGTCTTGCCCCGGCGTGAGGCTTGAGCGATGAAAGGTCTTGCTCAATTCGTTGCCATCTTCCATGATGCGGGTGGCTTCACGATACAGCACAGTGCCGTCTTCGGTTACTGTGATTTGGTCGATGGTGGTGGTTTTGGTGAGTGACATAAAAGTTCCTTAAACAAAATAGGTTGCGAAAAAATAAACTTGGTCAGAGTTATTAAAGCTTCGGCTCATGTCTGTATAAACCGCCGATAAAGCTAATGATGTTGAACTAGCCGCTATGCCAAGTGTTGTTTGTGGATTTGTTCCCCAAAAGTTATATCCAGCATATCCACGACCAGCTTGTTTGCCGCCACCTTGTCCATACCCAGTTGATGAAGTGAAAGGTAATCCAGCAATTGAAAGTGCGCCAGTTGGTGTTCCTGTTGTGGAATTACCATAACCTATGTATCCACCGACAAATACTTGTCGACCAACTTTTGTGTAAAAACCTTCGTTGTTGACCGCCGCAATTGTGCCTCCACTCACTGACCATGTAGGTGTCCAAGAACCCTCCTCATAATCATCCAGCGTGTTTGCGTCAGTTGATGCTGATTGAGTTGCGGGGAAAGTGATGCCTACGCCGCTGGACGGGGTTGCGGTGCTTAAACCAATTCCATACTGGTTAGATTTTGATATTGTTGTTCCACCAGACGATGTGCGAACCACGTGAGTGTTGGCGTTGTAGAAAATAGAATTTGCATCAGATGTGGTTGTACTACCCGCAATCTGAATTGACGGATCAGTTCCAACTGTTGTACCGCCACATAAATCTAAAAATGAATTTTGAACAGTTTGTTGAATAGATGGGTTAGCACCACTTACAGAAATTCTTCCAGCTACACCAAGTGTTCCCGCCATTGTCACCGCTTGGCTTGCGTCAATGGAGATCGCCGTTGTCCCGGCAGTTTGGATGTTTAACACGCCCGAAGTGTCGGCAGTTGTGACTACCCCGGCGGTAGTGGATGCGTTGATCGAACTTGGCATATCAGTCTCCTGCCGCTTGTTGGAGCGGGGTTAAATCTTCATTTGTCCAGTACGGTTTCGCAATCATTATTTTCAAATGCTCTTTGTTGCGTGACAGGCAGTCTGCCCACTCAGCATCTTCCATCAGTTCGGGCTTGCCAGCTTGAATCAAGTTGACCGAATCCATTGCGGCACTGTAGTGCTTGGCGATTTGTTCTGCGGTGATTTCATTCATGTTCATGCTCCGTTGATTTGGGCTTTGAGGCTGTCAACCTCTGCTTTGAGTTCTTGAATGGCGGCGGTCAGTGTGGCAACCAAGAATGACACATCGATGCCTTGGTGTTTGGGATTTCCATTTTCATCAACAGCATCTTTTTCACCTGTCACAGCGTGGGGGCAAACCTCCGCAAGTTCGTGAGCAATGAAACCTTCGCCGTCAGAACCATCAGCGTTCCACTTGTATGTGCAAGGCTTGAGCAGTGTCACTTTAGCTAAGGCACCTGTCATTGGTGCAATAGAGTTTTTTAAACGGTAGTCAGATGAAGTGTTGTAGGAAGTTGTTGTTCCGTTGGTTGAGATATACCCTGTTTGAGTACCGGGAGTACCACCGCCTGTCCACCCAATTCTAAAGTCAACATAAACTTGTGACCCTGTTCCTTTGTTGTAATAACCACCGCAGAAATTTCCTGTAGTTCCTAATACATATGCGCCACTTGTTGCATTGGCATACACAACAGGATTCCCATCTCCATCGGACAATATAATTTGACCACTTGATGTGCGAATGTCTATGCCGCCTTGGTTGCCGTTGTATGCACCAAGTATGGTGTTTTTAGCGCCAGATGTTACCAAGTACCCAGCCCCATACCCAATAAAGGTATTAATAGCTGATGTTGTATTTAAACCTGCCGAAGTTCCAATAAAAGTGTTGTTGGCGGCGGTGTTGTAATAGCCAGCTTGGTAACCCATACAAGTGTTGTTGGCTCCCGTGCTATTGCTATACCCCGCCTGATAACCTACAGCAGTGTTGTTTGAGGCTGTGGTGTTGGCCTGAAGGGCTCCTTGGCCCATTGCAGTATTTGATGCACCAGTTGTATTTGCGTATAAAGTACCCTCTCCAACTGCCGAGTTGTTGTTTGCTGTAGTGTTGCTGTACAAGGCGGCATTACCAACCGCAGTGTTTTGTACACCACTTGTATTGCTGTATAAGGCTAGGCGACCAATGGCAGTAAGATTTGTATTTCCGCTAGTATTGTGACTATAAGCCGCCTGATAACCTACCGCAGTGTTGTTAGATGCTGTAGTGTTGTTGCCTAATGCTTCCTCTCCCAATGCGGTGTTGAAACCGCCAGTAGTGTTGGCATCAAGAGTTTTCCAACCCATCGCCGTGTTTGCAGTGCCAGTAGTGTTGGCATATAACGCAGTAAAACCAACCGCAGTTACACTGCCCGTAGTGTTTGAGTATGCAGTTTGATAACCTAAAGCAGTGTTACCCGAGCCTGTCGTATTAGCCGCCAAAGCACTAGCACCCACCGCAGTGTTGGTGGCTACAGCACCTGCGCCACGGCCTACAGTGAGTCCTTGGACCGTGATGTCGCTTGTGGTGGTAAGGGTGGTGATCGTCCCGCCACCAACAGCCATCGTCCCCGATGTGGACGGCAAAGTCACAGTCACAGTACCAGCCACTGCTGGTGCGCTCAGAGTCACTGCCCCTGATGTATCGCCCGAAACAACAATTGAACTCATATTCTTTCCTTAAAGGACAACCCAGCGTGAGCCACTGGAAACAGTAACGACCGCCCCGGAGGCCACGGTGATTGGGCCTGCCGATGAGCCCGAATACCCCGCCGCAATCGTGTAGCTGGTAGCCACCGTCAGGCTGTTCACCACAATCCCGTTACCTGCCACTGGCACCCTGGCCTGCAATTCACCCGTTGAGGGCTTGTACAACAGGTTTGCATTCCCGGTGTACAAAGTGGAAGCGTTGCCAGTCGTGACGCTAGAAAACACCGGGTACAGGTTGCTTGCCGTGCTTGTGTCGTTGGAGATCACTGCCCCGCCCAGGAGCGTCCAGTTTGCGCCGTCATACCCCTCATACTGGGACAACGTGCTGTTCCAACGAATCTTGCCCACCGCGCCTGTAGGTCGCTGGCCTGTTGTACCCGCCGAGATTTTTAACGCACCCGTGGAGTTGAACGATGAATCCCCCGAAGCGGCCAGGATGTTTACATCAACCGTAGTACCCGCAGAATCTACGTACACCGCCCGCTCAGCAGGCTGGGTGACAAACACATCTTTGGTGCCCGATGTGAAATTAACCAGCGAACCAGAATTGCTGGAAGACAGGACAGTTGTACGGGAGAGTGTGTTCCCCGCAGATGTGTACGTACCGATACCTACTTCCCACTCGCCAGAAACAACGTTGGCTATGGTGTAGTACGTGCTGTTACTGTTGCCAATACCAGCGGAGAAGGTTTGAAAGCCCGTGTACGCGCCAGCGAGCGTTACAGCAGTCGTGCCTGTGCTAGTGGTGGTTTCCCTTACCCGGTCTGCGAGGACGAGTGCCATAGATCATGCTCCTGTCAGTTGAGACTCTTCAAACCAGCGTTGTTGAGTTGCTCCATCGGTATCCGTCCACTCGATCAGATATGAAACCACACCTTCTTCACTCATACGCAGTGCAAGCACCGGGCCTTGAGGAATGACTGCGACAGCTTTAACAACGTCGCCTTTTTTAAAAGTTGTTGCCATGATTAACCTGCCAAGCTCAGAGTATAAGTAACGGAAAGGGTGTCGCCAGACACAACGGCACGGTCTCCAGGGGCGCTAAAGTCTGCGGCTGAGTACAAAATACCAGTCGTACCGCCCTTGGTGTTATTGCTGGTCAAGAAAGCCCCGCCCACAGTTGTCGTGCCGTTGATGCTGAACGATGCGGGTGAAGCTGAATTGGTAGCCACTGAGGGGTTGGCAGTCGTGGGGGTTCCAAACGTGCAGGCAGGACGGGTAGCTTGGCTATACGCCGTCACTTCAGTCCAACCAGCATGGGAAGACATGGTGTCGCCAGCCGCAGGGCTGTTGGTTGCGCCAGACCCGTACAAGCCCAGATACCAAGCTGCGGTGTAAGCACTGCCCGTGAAGTACTTGGCGTTCATGTCTTGCAGACCTACGTTCACAACCAAATTGGGGGTTTCGTCTTCCCACTTCAGGTTGCCGTCTTTGTCGTGGCACTGGATTTTGTACACGCCTTTTGCGCTTGCGCTATCAGCGGCGGAGCCACCAGCAACCAAGCTGCTTGAGGCAACATCTTTGGATTTAACTTTATCGTTGAACATGATTGCTCCTTAAACAAGCCGAATGAGTGCCGATGTGCTGGTGTTTGCAGGCATCGTCACGGGAAAACTGTTGGTGGATGTTTTGTTACTGCCAAAGTCCAAGACGCACACTGCGCCATTGTCTCCGGGGGTGTAGATCAAAGCTCCCCTGGCAGTGATTGCCCCCGTCCAAGACGGGGAGGAGAAGTTGATGAACACAATGCTGCCAGAAGACGCCAACTCCGTGCCAATGGTCGCAGTAATGATTTGACCGCCAGCGACGTAGTTGCCCCCAGACGCCTCATCAGCCGCAGTGTACGCGGTGGTGTTCTGGTCAAGTGTGGCCGCGTTGGTGTACAACGCCAGATAAAAGGTATCTGACGCAAAATTGATTGTGCCGTTTGCCAGCCCGGAGCGAAGTGTGTTGCAACTGTAGTTGCCAGTGAACGCCATCAACGCACTCCGTTATTTTGTGGCAACGGCGCTTGCCGATACTGCCCGCTGCGGTATGCATCGCTGCGCTCCAGGCCATCACCCAGACGCTGGGCCAATGCAAGAGCTTCTTTGTACTTGGTCTCATACATGGTGATGATGTCCACCTCACCCTTCATAAAGATGTACGCTTCTACCAAAGACCCGTACAACAGTACGGTGTCAAAGTTGTCACCCAGCCAAGTGCGGCCATCAGCGGCAACAGTGATTGAGTCTGGATAGAAGAAATAGTGCAACTCCATGTTGTAGGAGGCGTCAGGCGTTGGTCCAAGAATGAACGACAGTTCATCACTGTTACTGTATGACGGGCCAAACAGTGCGTAGTACTTCGGGATGGCTGTGTCCGTTGGTTGTGGGTACGCTTGACGGATGAAGTTCACATCCTTGTTCAGCAGGTACTCGTATGAGCCGTCTGCGGCAATCACCGCCATTGAATACGTTGCCAAGAAGTCGGATGGGCAAGCCAAGTACTTATTGCTTGTAGTTGTGAACCCGGTTACGTTCTTGCGCAACGAGGGGAACTGAACCGAGTTGTATATACGTTGTTCAGCCTGCGTGATAAAAGTATTGATCTGTGTCTGAGGAGACACAGTACTCCCATTCGCAAGATACACATCGGGAAACTGATTTTCTGTATAGCTTTGTATGGTGTTGTACAGTTCGGTGTAATTGATTTAAACCACCTTTTCCAGAGTGTACATTCCGCGCACTCTGCCTTTCTGCTTAACCGCGTTTGCCACAGATGTTTTAAGCACACAAAGAAATTCTGCCGCTGCTTTTTGAGACAAAAAAGAGCACTTCAGTTCGGGGCAGTATACAGGTTTCCATTTAGCCCGTGCCGAACGATACCGCCCCAATAGCGGGTCACGGGCTGGTTTACACACTTTTGCCCTAGGCGCAGCTTTTGTTTTTTTAACGTGGTTTGCCCATCTTGCGGCTGTGCCTAGCACTGCAACTTTTCTACCCCGTTCAGTTGCTTCCGGTGTCGCCGCCACCTGTTTAATTTTTTCTATTTGGATTTCTCGCCAGTCAGGGTCTGCCCATTGACGCTTCAAACGCTCTGAACGCGCTTTACAAATTTCCGCTGCTGAAACAACCCCACGATGCCCCGCACCGCCTTTTGCAATGTTGTACGCTGGGGAAAGTTCTTCAATAAGCTTGACTTCCGTTATGTCAAGTGCCGCCGCATCAAAAGCTGAAAAAAACTCAGCGAACTTAAAAGCGTTTGCGCCATGTTCAAGAATTGCTTGCGCAAGTTTGTATTTGGTCGCTACCTTTGAGTTGGCCGTGTTGACATGACATTTCCATCTACGCAACGCTTTTTGGCGTGTCTGCCCAACATACTGTTCACCAGTAACAGTATTTGTGACTACGTAAATGGAACCGTACCGATTCATGCCATCGGGCCTCTGGCCATCTTGCCTTTGGTCTGCGCTTTACCGCCACGCACCACAATACCGGAGGTCTTCATGGGTGGGTAGTCTTGACTGCGTGTGTTGGCCACAGACACGTTTGCTTTACGCATCGTCTCTTTTGCTGGCTCTTCGCCAACGATCACGTTGGCCACTTTGGTCGGTTGCTTGTAGGTCGCCATATCAGCCCCCACGACCAACGCTGCGCTGGTTCATAATTTTGGCTTTGTTGCGCCCGTATTTGAGCATGTCGCTGTTGGTCTTGCCGCCAGCTCTAAGCTTGGTCATGGGCTTGCCAGGGTGCATCTTTTTCTCATGCTTATGCACCGCGCCTGCGACCATTTTCTTGTCTTGTGCCAAGTCTTTCTTGTCCATCTTCGACTCCTTATGTCGTTGCTACCGTAACTGTACCCAATTGCACGCCCAAAACCAAGTTATTTGGTGTCAAAGCGGCATCAAAAAATTCTGATCCCCCAACAGGTGCCCAGCCCCACTGAAAAATCCTGCTGCCCCCGCTGAGAATCCCCTGGGCATCAGCCGCCGAACTGTTGGTCAACACGATCTGCAAACCTGTTCGACCAGACACTTTGTAGCTGATGTCAGGCCTGGGGTCTCTAATCCCTTGCGGGTCATCCACCGGGTACATGCCCAGTTGCAACTGTGGCTCGTATCCCTTGCGGGTCATCCACCGGGTACATACCCAGTTGCAACTGTGGCTGATCCGGGTCCCAGCACTGGGGGCACACCTTGAGATCATATACCTTGGTCTTGACAACTTCTTTGCGCAGCGTGGTCAACTTGAAGCGAAACCCACAACGGTCGCACTCCGCAATTGAGTTCTTGCCAGACGCAAACCTGTTACCCATTACGTGCCGCCCCCAATGAACATCTGCCTGGGCACAAGCCGCAGCGCTGCACGTTCTTGGTCTTCGTCCGCAGCCGTCATCCAGGCCTCGTCGTACTGTTGTTTGAGCACCCCCAGACGGTCTATGCCGCCAGGAATTTTGAGGGCAATGTAGTACGACAAACCAGCCACCATGCAGGGATAAAAGCGAAACGGCACGTCCATGACGTTGACACCGCCGCCTGCATCTTGCACCCGGCGCATGCGCCAGTAAACAAACTGGTAGGTCTGGGAGCCGTCAGGTGTGGGCCACACCGTGACGCGGGGGGCGTTGTTGACACGAATGGGGTTGCCTGCAACGGGTGTCTGTTGGGTTGTGCCAATCTGTGCACGAAACACATTACTCAGGGTGTTGCCTGAGATGTAGTTGTAAAACACCGTCTCTGTGCCGCCAGCAGTCACGATGTCTACATACCCAATGGCTGGGAGCCCTGCAACGGAATTCAACGTGATCGTTGCCGCAGTGAGGTCTTGGGACACGAACGTCGAAGCGGTGGTGGCCACCTGCCCGTCCAAGCGCTGATACCAGACCTGAATGGG